GAATAGCGCTAAGGCTTAAACCTTGGCTAAAAATTTGACCTATTTGGTCTAGTGTTACGCCCTGGGCTTCTGTGAAGTTTGCCCAAAAATTCATACTAAAATGAAGTGTACGGTTTTTACCGCCTAGTTTTAAAGTGTAGTACCCCCTTCTTCTGTTTGCCATATTAAATAAAAATTAGCCCTAGTTCCTTACGCTAGGGCTGTTAGTTTGTTGTTAGTTTGTAGTGGCTGTAATAGCACCAGTAATAGTAATAGAACCACTATAAGTTACTGGGCTTTCCATTTCAGCGCTAACTTCTAAGCTGCTTAAAAAACCAGCACCGCTATATAGTTGGTCGCCTGTAGCGGCAGTTCCAAACTCAAAAAATAGTTTTGTACGTGCTAGTAAAAAGTCGCCTAGTTCAGCTGCGTTTTGACTGTCTGTATAATCTACTAAACCTTCAAAAGAAATTTCGCCAGAAATAACGCCAGCGATAACTTCTTGAAAGCCGCCGCTATCTTTAGTAGTAGCTTCTGGTAAATCATTAGACAAAGATATAGTACAGCTTGTAGTGTGTCCTATATTCGCTTCTGCACCGTCTGTAGACGATACTTTTAGTAGTAAATCCGTTCCGTTAAATACTGTACTAGCCATAAGTCGTTTTATTTTCTACAAATATACGTAATATTTTTTTTAATTTATTTCTATAATATTAGTTAGTTCTAGTTCTATACTATAAGTAGTAACACCTTCTACTGGCGCTATTTCTTCTACAGAAGTTATAAAACCATTACCGTTAAATATTAAATTATCGTCAATAGCTTGCATATAAAATTCTGCTTTTTCGCGCGTTACTAACATATTTACATAGTCTGCATAGCTTAAAGTATCTGTATAATCTACCAAACCTTCTACAGATATATTACCGCTTTTAACACCTGGTAATACTTCTTTAAAACCTTGGCTTTGCTTATTGGTGCTTTCTGGCATATCTACATTAAGACTTATACTTACGTTTGTACTGTGTCCTAGTGGCTGTTTTTGGTCTTCGAAGGCATCACGTACGCAGTTAATAGCTTCAATTGTACCGCCGTCTGTACCTACTCTAGCAACAAAGGCGCTTACAATAGGGTCTATTTGACTTTTGTAAAGCAAAAAATTTGTAGAATTTATAACAGCCATTAGTTGTTATTTTCAGTTACTATAAGACCACCCTGCAAAAGTGTGGACGCCGTTACCTTCTTCTATTTCTATTTCTTTAGACACCCAACCGTAAGGGTAGTCAATCTCTGTTACAGCAGGAGTAATTACGTTACCTTCTTCGTCAAGTACAGCAGCTTCTGTTTCTTCTGTAATTTCTGAAGCTTTCCATAGTACATCAACAGAATACTTGTCAGCAAGTACAGGCGCAGTTAGTTCTTCGCCTTCTTCGTCATAAGTACCTTGTTCTATTACTACGTTTCCTAGCTTAACAACCGTATGGCTGTGCGAAGGGTGGCTTTCTCCATCTACCTCGCTATGTGGTAAGGCATCTATTCTTGTTTCAGCCAACTCTTGAGATGGATATTCATATTTTTTGAAAATGTATTTGCTCATAAGTAATTGATTTTATATTTATTGTTACTATTTTTTATATTTTTTAATGCTGTTACGTATGCTATTCCTAATTCTTCAGAGCATTCTTTTAACGTGTAAAACTCCTTGTTTAATATACCGCAATAAACGGGTTTACCTCTCCTTGAATTTTTACCTGTCAATCCTGTTAATGCCTTTGCTAATTTTTCTCTGTGTTTTAACGATTTTATTTTTCCCTTATGAGCATCTGATATTTTTTTCTTATGCTCTTCACTAAACTTCTTGCCTTTCGACCAAGACGAACTTCCGCTATTAGCTAAACCTATTTTGCGCTTGGTTTCAGCTTTGTGTTTAAACCCTGAAGTGCCGTCTCCACCAACAGTTAAATTGGTAAGATTGTCTAATCCAATAGCTTCTATAAGTTCCATTTCCAAATTTAATGCTTCTTGCTCTGTCATATTATCCTTAAAGATAGTAACGTTATAACCATATTTATCTACCACTCTTCTCCAATGGGGATTTCTACTCCATTTTTGAGTTGCTCTATATCCCTTGCCTTTTCCGACATAGAATATCTGACCATTTGGTTTTTTATGTAGATAAACGTAAAACATACTACTTCTTAAATATATATTTCATTGTATTAAATTAACTTGTTAATGCTTGTAATTCGCTATCGCTTAATGCTGTGTTGTAAACTTTTATGTCTTTTACTTTTCCGTAGAAGTCAGAACCACCACCACCGTTATCAAATGCTAATTCTGATAGTCCTATTGGTGTGTTTGCTGAATTGTCAGTAGAACGTTCTGAACCGTTTACCCATAAAGCTAAATCATTTGATTTATATTTAACTGCAATTTTATTATATTCTGTTTGTGTTAAATTAAAAGTTCCGCCACCCTGAAAAGAATTGCCACTTTTAACCTGAAAAGATACCTTACCTGAATTTTGTAATAAAATTTCTACTGTATTACTTGTAGAACCGTTAGATAAAGATATTCTTCTTGAAGTACCATCATCGGCTAAAGCAGCAATCTCTGTATACAACACACCCTCACTATCATTAAATACATTTGAATTACCTGCATTATTACAAGTTTCCGCACTCCTTGTAGCAGTACTTCCTGATGTTGGTATATACGAAGTGGGGTAGCTTCCTGCTTCGAATTGTGCGCCATATAAATATACCGAATTGCTTCCATCCCCTGTGTAATTTACCGAAGTGCCATTTATAGAAGGGTTAATATAAAATTCAGCATTTGTTGAATTTGTTGTATATGTGTAAATCAATCTTAACCAACCACTACCATAATCTTCAACACTACCCCCTGAACCTACTGATTTAGTTTCTAAATCATAATAAATAGGGTTACCTCCATTGAGTGCAAATATTTGTAGATACCTACGAGAACCTTTTTTAACAAATATGCTAAATGTGTAACTTACCCCACTTGATGTACTAAAACTATTATTTATAGGGTGGCTATTAATTGTAGTATCTTCTGTTAATACTGCTGCATTGGACGCTCCATCAGGAGAAGTGGTAGCATTATCAGTTAAAGTTGCCCTAAAAGCATTCCAAGAACTAAAATTAACGGATTGTGTTACTACATTAGTCCTACTCGGCTCTAATAACAAATGCCCATTAGTGTTGTTTAGAAAGTCAATACGTGGCTCGTCTGTGCCTACTGTTTCTATTAAACCATCTTTGTTTACAACAGTTGCAGTTGATGCCCTGTCAAAAGTAAAAGGTAGTGGCTTAAAATTACTGTTTTCGTCATTATAGGCAAGGACAGTTTCTTTTCCTACTGCCCATTCTCCGTTTCCAAATTTAAATGTATTTGCCATTACTTAATTGTTAAATTTAATTCGTTAGCCATATTTGTAAATGATGTGTAGCTTGTTAGTGCTTCAAGTTCGGCATCTGTTAAAGCTGTATCGTAGTACGCAAGTTCTTTTGTCTTTCCGTAATAGTTACTAGCACCTGAACCATTATCAAAATCTATTTCTTTTAACCCACTTGGAGAACTTCCTATAACATCAGTACCTACCTTAAAACCACTTACCCATAAAGCAAAATCATTTGTCTTGTACTTAAAAGCGACTTTTGAATTTAGTTTAATATTAGTAGAGTATGAAATAGACGCTTGACCAGCTACAGCTCCAGTAATTCCGTTACTTGAATTAAAATATACTTGAACTCTATTAGACGTTGTACCATCACTTAATGTAATAACTTTATTCGTACTATCATCAGCCAAAGCAGTCATATCAGCAAACAACACTCCTTCGCTGTCATTAAATACTTGCTCGTTACCTGCTCCGTTAGCTGCGTCTGCTGCTCTTGTAACGGTTGAACCTGAAGTGGGAATGTAACTTGTGGGATAGCTTCCTGCTTCTGCTTGTATACCCCAAGCGTAAACATAATCAGAATTTACGTTTTGAATTTGTATATTAGTATTGTTAGCTGACTTGTAAAATTCGTGTCTAACCCAATTTTCTGTTAATGTAATTTCAGTAAATGTTGAATTGTTATTATCTCTAAATTTAATTTTTGTTCCTTCAACTCCTTTGAAATAACCAGAATAAGATGTGTTACTTGTAGTGAATAAAACATAAATTCTTTCATTACCAGAATTAAAATTTATTTTACTTGCATTTTGTGCACCATCTGGAGAAATAGTTGAATTATCAATCGTGCTTGTTCCATCTTGTGTCCAATTAGATAGTTCTTCTGAATAAGTAACTAAATTAGTTCTACTCGGTTCTAAAAGCGCAACACCATTTGAACTGTCTGTGTAGTCAATTCTTAATTTATCCTTTCCTACGACTTCTATTAACCCTTGTTTGTTTACCCTTGTGGCAATACTGTCCCTTGTTACGCTGAAAGGTGTCGGTTTATAG